ACAGAAATGGCAAGCGCAGTGGCAACAGAACCCTACAGGTGAAGAAGGGGCTATCATCAAACGTGAGTGGTGGAAGGAGTGGGATAGAAAAGATATGCCGATGCTCTCGCATATTATACAATCCTATGATACAGCGTTTACCAAAAAAGAAACAGGTGACTATAGTGCGATTACAACGTGGGGTGTGTTCTATCCTGATGAAGTGACACCGAATATAATTTTGTTAGATCTTGTCAAAGATCGTTTTGAGTTTCCTGAGTTAAAAAAGATTGCGATTGATCAATACAAATACTGGGAACCAGAGTCCGTGATCATTGAAGCGAAAGCCTCGGGCCTACCCTTAATACAAGAATTACGTCAGATCGGTATACCCGTTATCAACTTTACATCTAGCAAAGGCAATGATAAGTTGTCCAGAGTACACGCTGTTGCTCCTGTATTTGAAAGCGGAGCTGTGTGGGTACCGAAAGAACGCTGGGCTGAAGAGATGATCGAAGAATGTGCGATGTTCCCTCACGGTGAACACGACGACTTAGTGGATTCGATGAGCCAAGCACTACTAAGGTTTCGTAAGGGGAACTTTGTATCGTTGCACGACGACTACGAGCCAGAGCCCACGGACCATGGACAAACGGAGTATTATTAATGGGATTTGCAAAAGGAACAATCGGGGCACTTAAAGCTGCCGCTAAAGCTTTAAAAACAAAAGAGCAACGAGCTAAGAATGAATTAGTGAAGTATGCTAAAGAACATGGTCATGATGCTAAGATCACGGACAAGGGATTGAAAGTATCGGATGAACCAATGGATGTTTACAAACATTTTGGTAAAAAACCAAAATATAAAAGTTTAGGTAAAAATCCTACTATGGGTAGGTTAAGAAGACACTTGGGGTATTAATGGCATACAATCCTTTTGATGATGTTATCGAACAAGACCCCGCCTATATGCAAATAGGTGGCGCTGCAGGATTAGCTGAACGTCGAGTTCCAAACTATCAACAAAAAGCAGATGAGGCTGCAAGAAGAAACGCAGAACTCATAGGTGGTTTGATGGCTCCTGTATATCAAGCATTGACTCCGGAAAAAGAATTACTAGATCAAAAACAACAACAAGAAGAATTAAATCAAAAATTAATTAAAGATGCTCAAGCAGAAATAATGCAACTTGGAGTCCTCCCACAAAATTCAATACAACAATTTAGAGGTTTAAAAAGTCTTACCGACAAATTAGTCGATCAAGGATATCGGGGAGCTAATCTATCTGAAGTCCTTGGAAGTGTTGGCCAAACTTTTTATGGTGATGCAAGGGCAGGATTTGAAAATTTAAGAGACGGTAAAGCAGTAACAGACGAACAGAAATTTGCGATGGGTATTTCACCTATTGATATGCTAGATGTAATTCTTGCACCTGCAGCTATTTTAAAACTATCAAAACTTGGTTTTAAGACGGTGCCTGATATTTTAAAATCAACATCACAAGACCCTGACGTTATTAAAGTCAAAGAAACCTTAGGTGGTGGTGATACCATGCAAAGAGTGGAGTCAACGATTATGCGTAGCCCTGCAGATGAAGGAGGAGGAGGGTCAGGGTATAAATCTGGATCACAATTTGACAAAATTAATCAAAAAGCAAGAGAAGCTAGACAAAAAAGAATTGACGATCTTAATGTAGCTTTGGCAGAGACTCCTTTAGATAAACCTATTTCATTTAGACAAATGTTAAGAAAGTTGAAAATAGGAACTGATGACTCAAAAGTATTGGAAGATTATATAAATCAAAATCCAGATAGTTTAGTTGCAAAAAATACAATGCCAAAACAAAAACCAAGAAAAGATCAACTAACAGAGGAAGCGTTAGCCATTCTTAAAGAAGAAGCAAATCTACTCGGACAACCTGTAAATTTACGACAAGCAGAGGAACTTACTGGAATACCTCGTACAAATTTAAGAAGACTACTTAATGATAACGTTGAGGGTCTTGATAAACTTATAGGACCAAGAGAAATACAAGGTGATGCTGGAACATTTTTTAAAAGCTATATTCCTCCTGCAAATAGAACCAGTTCATTAGAATCACAAGTAGAAGCTTTAGTTTTAAGAGACATGTATCGTTCAGGTGAGTTTGGTACAGATCAAGAGTTTATGAGAATAATGAAAGATGCAGGAATTACTCCAAGAATACTTGAGAGTAAATCAAATGGTAAAGTTAAGTGGTCAAAAAACCCTGACTACAATGTAGATGAAGTGACTCCTCAAAGAAAAAAACTTTTTGAATTTGTAAAAAAAGAATATTTAGAACAAACCGATAAAGACTTAGGTTTACCTATTGGAACTACTTATGACAATCTTTTAAAAAAAATGGATGAAAGAAACAAACTTACGGATTATACAGAACAAAAATTTGTTGAGGCTGTACAAAATAATGAAGGTTTTAGAAATCAATTCGAAAAAGAACTTAAAAGAATTTATCCAAAAAAAGAAATTACAGATATTATTAAAGAAGCTAAAGATTACGCTAATTTACATTTTATGGGTCAAATGAGTCATATTATGCCTGTCGCAAAAACTAAAGCAAAAACTAAAGTAAAGGGTGAACAATTTAAATTAGCTCCTGGTATTGAAGGCAAAATGTTTTATCCAGATTTTATGAGTGTTAACTTTGCTGCACATAATATTGGTTATCAAAATAGAGCGGAAAATATTTTAAAAAATACAATTGCTGAAATAAAAAAAGGTAATGACATAGATAAAAATATTACAAAGTTACAAGATCTAAACAATCTAATGAATGAACGTGGTATTAGAACTTATTTACGTTTTACAGAAAAACAAATACCTGAAAATATTTTTAATAGATTACAAAAAGTTTTTGGAAATAAAATTGAAAAAGAACCAAATGTAAAAGGCGTGTATGGTGTTTTTTTAGGAAAGGAAACCGATCCAACTTTAGCAGAAAATATTTCTTACTTTGATAAAAAGTTAAACGAATACATTCAAAACCCTCAATCTTTTAAAATATCTGGTCAAGCTCCAAAAGGTGGACTGTCTGAGGAAATGTTTATTTCAGGTAGTGCTCCCTATATTCAAAAAGGTCAGCCTTTAAATTTTGAAAAAGGCGGAGCAGTTAAAATGGCAAAGGGTGGTATGGATAGTATCTTGCAAAACATAAACCAACAAAACTTTACACCCGACCCTGCTATTGATGGGGACAGTGCTTTTCAGCAAGCAGTAAAGTCTGGTAATCTTACAGCATTTAACATTCCAAAAGTTTTCAAAACATTAGGTGATACCTTTGGTGTGTTTACACCGAAACGTGCAAGTGCACCGACAGTAACGACTGCCGAAGGTGTTGATGCAGGAACAGCGCTTGGTGCACCACCAGGACAAACATTACCGGCTACCAAACCTTTACAAAGCGAAGACTTTGTTTTTGAATCATTTACTCTTGATAAAATAAATTCACCAACTGCACCCAAAGCTGCAAAACCACAAGACTGGATTAATTATCTACAAGGTGGAAAAGACAAAGCACCAAGTGCAGAACTTTTAGACTCAGGTTTATTTCAATACATGGCTGACTTTGAAAAGTTTTTTCCAGGTCAGAAAATGACAAAACAACAAATCGTAGAATTGTATGAACAGTCACCTATAGCAAATTTAAAAATTAAAATTAAATCTATGGGCAATGCTCCGTCTCCCTATGAAGACGCACAACAAGTTATGGGTACAACTAGACATAAAAATGCAGGTAACGCTAGAATAGATCAGGGTGGTACAGATTATCGTGAGATTGTTTTAGAAGCAGGAGCATTACCAGGTGAACAAAAACCTTATGTTAATAGCACACACTTTAATGAGGACAATGTTTTAGTTTTCTCACGTGTTGCGAACTATGACAACAAGGCTGGTGAACAGGTGGCCGTGATCCAAGAACTGCAAACTGATCTCCTTACTAAAGTAAGAAAAGAACAAGAACGACTAAATGCAATTATTGAAAATAGAAAATTACAAGTTCAAAGAAACAATGACATTTTACAAGATCCTAACCGAGATAATTATGATAAAAGTATGGCAGAACAAAATCTTACAAGGTTAACACCAGAACTAAATCAATTAGAAAAAGTAAAAGAAACAAATCTCATATCACCTTACCCAATGACTGTAGCGAAGGATTTAATTCCTACGTATCAAAAAAAATTGAACGATGTGCAACAAGAAATTAATACTTTAATTCGTTCGGGTATAGATCGAAGTGATCCTGAGTTCTTAATGAAAATATCGGAACTTGAAGCACAACAACAAAGGGTTTTAGATGACTTATTAAATTTAAATAGAACATCAAACTTTGATGAACTAACAAAAGGCATTAAGGTTCCTGCAACAGGCGATTCTGAAGATTTAGCAAACATTGCACAAGGTCGAGATAACTATGCAAGTACGAAGGATTTAGAAACCTTTCCACCTATACCTTTTAACAAACAACCTGACTACGTTGATTTAATTATCAAAGCCACAATCAAAGATGCAGAGGCAAGAGGTATTAACAAAGTTGCGATTATGCCTGCAGATATAGGTGCCAACCCTCGTTGGGGTAAAACAACTTTACAAATGGATAGACCCGATAAATCATCAGGTGATAAGTTTAGAAATCTTTACGACAAGGTGGGTGTTCAACAATTAAAAAACATCGCAAAGAAATATGGCGGACAACTTAATGTTGAAGAAATTATCGATCCACAAAAGAGTAATCTGGGTTTGACATTTTCTACACGTAATATTGAAGGCGATGGATTTAACTTTATGAAAGAAATTGATGTTGATCAAAATGCAATAAGTAGAGGTGATTTAGGACCAGCAAATCAATTTTTGAATGAAGAGATATTAAGAGTTGCAGAAGAGATGGGACCAAATGAAGTCGTGTACAGAAAAGAAACAGCTCCAGGTCAAACCATGGATTATTATGTACAACCAAAGACTATATCAGAAACAACTGATACAGGTGGAACTATTGATTTTAAAGATTTTGACTTAGTGCCACTAAAAGCAGGTGACAGACCTGTCGATGCGAAGATATTAATTGAAGATCGTGATCCGAGTGCAGTCAAAATGTACACAATTACTTTACCTGAGAAAACAAAAGATAAGCCATTCTTCCTGTTTAGAAAAAAAGAAGGTGGTAAAATTCCAGGAGATAGGTTAGTTTCAATTACAGATATATATGGTGATTACTAATGGCAGAAAAATTCGATAGCACTGCAGATATTCCTTATTTAGCACGTGATGCAAAAACAGTGGGACCTGGCGGTGGCGAAGATTTACAAGTAGAAGATCTTGGCACAACAGTTGATTTAGAACAAAACAATGAAGAACCAGAAGTTTCAATTGAAGAAGATGGTTCTGCAGTTGTAGGAGAGGAAGATGAAGTTGTTCAAACTTCTTTCTCACAAAACTTAGCGGAAGTAATAGATGAATCTATTTTACAAGAACTATCTAGTGAACTAATTGATAAATTTGAAAATGATAAATCTTCAAGAGAAGATTGGGAACAATCCTACACAAAAGGTTTAGACTTATTAGGTTTTAAATACGAAGAAAGAACTCGACCTTTTAGAGGTGCTTCTTCTGTTAATCACCCCATGCTTGCTCAAGCAGTCACACAATTTCAAGCAATGGCTTACGTAGAGCTTTTACCTAGTGATGGACCTGTCAGAACACAGGTTGTAGGAGCCAATACAACGGAGCTACAGCAATCAGCAGAACGAGTTAAAGACTACATGAACTATGAGATCACTCATGTCATGGAAGACTATAATCCAGAGATGGATCAATTACTTTTTCAATTACCCCTATCAGGTAGTGCGTTTAAAAAAGTTTACTTTGATGAATATCTAAATAGAGCCACATCAAAATTTATACCTGCAGAAGATGTCATTGTTCCTTATGGTGCGTCTGACTTAGACAGTTGTGAACGTTTGACACAAATTGTGAAGATGTCTATGAACGATTTAAGAAAAAAACAAGTTAATGGTTTTTATCGTGACATACCATTAAAGCCTTATGAAGGAAATGAGGCTGATGATGTGCAAGAAAAAATGAATCAGATAGAGGGTGTTACACCTACTGATTACGGTATGGATGACATGGCTGAACTTTATGAGATGCATGTTGATTTAGATTTAGAAGGTTATGAAGATATTAATCTTAGAACTGGTGAGCCTAGCGGAATTAAATTACCTTACGTAATAACAATAGATAGAGGCACTAATAAAGTATTATCTATCTATCGTAACTACAACGAAGGTGATCCTTTAAAAAAGAAAAATGAATATTTTGTACATTATAAATTTTTACCTGGTCTAGGTTTTTATGGCTTTGGTTTAATTCACATGATTGGTGGTTTGACTAGAACTGCCACAACAGCGTTAAGACAACTACTTGATGCAGGAACTTTATCTAATTTACCTGCTGGTTTTAAGTCACGTGGTTTACGAATTCGTGATGATGATCAACCACTACAACCTGGTGAGTTTAGAGATGTTGATGCACCAAACGGTGTGATACGTGAAGCCTTAATGCCTTTACCTTATAAAGGGCCAGATCAAGTTTTAATGTCCTTACTAGGTTTTTGTGTAGATGCAGGTAAGCAGTTTGCTGCTGTTGCTGATATGCAAATGTCAGAAATAGGAAGTTCACAAACTCCTGTAGGCACTACTATGGCATTGATGGAACGTGGTACAAAAGTGATGTCCGCTGTTCATAAAAGATTGCACTATGCGCAGAAAAAAGAATTTAAATTATTAGCAAGAATATTTAAATTAGTCTTACCACCTATCTATCCTTACAATGTAGCAGGCGGACCAAGACAGATAAAAATGCTAGATTTCGATGATAGCATTGACATCTTACCTGTATCCGATCCAAATATTTTCTCAATGTCTCAACGTGTGACGTTGGCACAGAATCAATTACAACTAGCACAAGCTGCACCTCAAATGCACAATTTGTATGAAGCTTACAGAAGAATGTATATAGCTTTAGGTGTTAAAGATGTTGAACAGATATTGCCAATTCCAAAAGGACCACAACCACAAGATCCTGCACAAGAACATAGTG